TTAGCGCAGTTCGTGAGCAGATATCTAGAGACTACGTTGGGAAATCAGCTTATCAGGAAGATGTGAGAGGTCTAGAACGAAGGTTTGAAGCTATCACGAATCCACAAAATGGCTCGATTGCCACTCAGATTGCCAAATACAAAACAGCAGTAGATGGCAGATTTGCAGATATCACTTCATTGATTGCTGGCAAGGCTAACCAAGTCGATTTCCAGCGAGTCAGAGAGACTAGTCAGCTCTATGAGCGTATTATTGGTAGCAACGAGAATGATATTTCTAATAGGGTCGCTCGCATGGCTTTAACAAGCCAGCTATTTCAGGTTGAGGTGTCGAAAGCTGCAAAAGGTGGCCGAAATTATATCAGAAATGGCCAGTTTAAGAATGGTTCGAAAAATTGGCTTGAATATCAATCTGTTGATTTTGGTTTGAATTTCAACTATCAACACTCTCAAAATCCTAATAATCGAAATCGGCCAGGACTACACTTCTATCACGAATCTCAAGATGTTGCTAATTTTTTTGGAATTCAGCAATCTTTTGCATTTGATGGTGTTCGAGGTGAGAAAGTGAGTGTATCTCTTCTTGTTTCAAAAGATGGTGGTGATAGCAACAGTGGTTTGAGAGTCGCTTTGCACTACATCAAAAATAAAAACATTATTGGACAAGAGTGGCAAGGTATCCCAAGTCCACAAATAACATCAAAGTACAAGCGTTTCACATTTACGTTTACTTTATCAGACGATGTCGAAAATCTGAACCTGATGCTTTACGGAGAAAAAGGGAAGACCATCAATCTCTATGTGACAGATGTTCAGCTTGAGAGAGGTTCTGTCGCGACGGACTACAAAGAAGCTCATGAAGATACCGATGAGGCTATTCGCTCGGTTCAAACTCAATTGGCTGACTCGTGGTCGGTGCAAAATATCAACAGCGCAGGTGATTTGATTTCAGGGATTAATCTTGGCGCGAACGGTCAAAATCGTATTACTGGTAAATTGACCCACATAACTGGCGAGACCTTGATTGAGAGAGCTGTTATCAAGTCGGCGATGGTTGATAAGCTCAAAACGGCCAACTTTGAAGCTGGTTCGGTGACTACTGTTGTTTTGGATGCTGAAGCTGTTACTGCGGAAAAAATAAAAGTTGACCAGGCACTTTTTAATAAGCTAGTCGCAAACGAAGCTTACTTGAGTCAACTGTTTGCCAAGCAAGCCTTTATCAACCGAGTTCAGAGTGTTGCGATTGATGCAAGTCAGGTTCGTTCAGGTATTTTAAGCGGTGACCGAATCTACGGTGGAACGATTCGAGGGGCCAATATCTTTGGTGGAACATTAACAGGACACACTAAAATCCAACTAGGTTCTTACGGTTCGTTTGATACGGTAAATGGCGGTTTACAGATTAACGTACCACGAGATTATAATTCCAAAGATGGATTGGGCGTCCAATTCATCGGCTCTTACGGACGTGGCGAGAATGTTCCTTATGGCCTTTTCATTTACAAGGACTCGGATTTCACTACTGGTGGTTACGCAAGCAGAAGTGATGATTTTCTATTAACAGTAGAGGGATACATCAAAGCGAATGGAATTGGCTGGTTTAAGACTGGGAAAGGGTCTATCAATGGCTCAAGTACAGCAACTATTGGCTATTGGAATTCAAATGTATCTCTTGATTTTGGTGGTTCAGGAAATGATATTTACTATAGTTATAACGGTAAAGCTTACAGTTTGTGGATGATAGTCGATAAGCATTTCTCAGATAGACGTCTGAAAGAAAATATTGTTGATTGTAAGCACAAGGCTCTTGATTATATCCAGCAATTCCAGTTCAAGGAATATGACTGGAAGAAGCAAGAGGATAGACCACGACAAGCACATACTAATATTGGTTTGATTGCCCAAGATGTTCAAGCGGTAGATCCTACACTTGTTTACGAAAACGGTGATACGTTGAATCTGGACAATCTCAGATTGACCAATATCGCACTCAAAGCTATTCAGGAGCTTGCTCTTGAGAATCAAAAATTAACACACAGATTGGAGAACTTAGAAAATGAATACAGAACAGCTTAATCGCGCACTTCGGATGACAATCAATGACTTATCCGATACATCAAACGGTACAATGATTGCAAATAATCTCTTGAGCATTCAGCTGGAAGAACAATTGGCAGAAAATCAAAAACTTCAAGCACGAGTGGATGAGCTGGAAGCTCTGCTTGATGAACAAACTAAACCAGCAGAAGGAGAATAGACATGGCAATCAATGGCTATAACTTATCAACAAAACCGTACTTAAGAATTTCTGGCTCAAACGTTGAGACCGTGGTAGAAATTCAACTATCAGAAGGAAATCGCTACAGCACTAACTCACGTTCATTTCCTGGAGACCGTACAAATGAACCAGAAGATGTCTTAATTCAAGCGGTGCTGGATGTTCTAAAAGCTGAGTTAGATCCAGGTAGTGCCATCGTTAAGGCACAGGCTCAGCTTGAACAGGCTAATCAGAAGATTGCGCAAAATGAGACTGAACAGAACAAGCTTGCAGCTCTTATTAAGCAGACCGAAGAGAATTCGAAGGTGAATCAGAAGGTCATTCATGTTCTTGTTTTGAACTCTGTCATGAGCAAGAATATTGGCTATGGAACGACCTACAAAGAGCTGGTTGAGTTGATTCCACTAGCTGAAGTTGGTAAGACCTACTTACCACATGACCTAATTACCATTGAAGACCCTGAGCACGTAGAGGTCAATGGCGAAGGGAAACGAATCTTGGTTCAACTTAACAAGGAATTTACTTACAATGGTGAGCCTGTCAGCGCATTTGTGACAAATGGTAGCTTAGAACAAAACGGAACGGGTGTCGCTTGGAAATTTGAAGGGAAGGAATAGAAGAAATATATGAAAATCGAATTGTTTAACTTTTTTAGAAGCCTAATCCAAACAGAGGACGGATTGGTATTGTATGCTTTAAGTTTAATTGTAATTCTAGAAATCGTAGATTTTGCATCAGGTACGTTTGCAGCAATTGCAAATCCAGAAATTGAATACAAGAGCAAGATTGGCATTAACGGCCTGATTCGAAAAATTCTTGGGGTTCTCTTGTTGATGGTATTGATTCCGATGTCTGTCTTGTTACCTGAGAAGACAGGATTCGCATTCCTATACTCAATTTACCTCGGATATTTGCTTTTTACATTCCAGTCACTCATCGAAAATTACCGTAAGTTAAAAGGCAACGTGACCATCTTCCAACCTATCATTAAGGCATTTGAGCGCTTATCTGGAGATAAAGGCGACAAGAACGAAGGAGAACAATAATGGATATTGATACAAGTAGACTAAGAACTGATTTGCCACAGGTTGGAGAGCAACCATATCGTCAGATTCACGCTCATTCAACGGGTAATCCCAACTCGACCGCTCAAAATGAAGCAGACTACCATATGCGTCGTCCTGTTGATTCAGGCTTTTTCTCGCATGTCGTCGGTAACGGACGTGTGATGCAGACATGGTACACAGATATGGGAGCCTACGATGTAGGAGGTGGCTGGAATGTTGAAGGATACGGACAAGTAGAACTGATTGAGAGTCATAGCACAAAAGAAGAGTTTATGCGTGATTATAAGCTCTATGTTGAACTACTGCGCAACCTTGCTGATGAAGCAGGCATTCCGAAAACGCTGGATTCTGATAGCCTAGCAGGAATCAAGACGCATCAATATTGCACATATAACCAACCTCGAAACTACTCTGACCACGTTGATCCGTATCCTTATCTTGCAAAATGGGGCATCAGCCGTGAGCAGTTTAAAAAGGATATCGAAGGCGGCTTATCTGAAGCAGGCTGGAAGCGTAACGGAACTGGTTGGTGGTGGGAGGAGTCGGATGGCTCTTATCCAACAAAACGATGGAAGCAAATCAATAATGAATGGTTCTACTTTGACGATCGTGGCTATTGCCTAATCAATCGTTGGTTCAACGATGGGAAGGATTGGTTCTATCTTGACAAACGTGGCGCAATGGTCACAGGATGGATGTTCCTTAACAATCGCTGGTATTTCTTCAAATCAGACGGGCGCATGGCTACTGGTTGGGTGAAATACCGTGAAACCTGGTATTTTATGGAAGAAAAAGACGGGTACATGCTCTCTAAACAGTTCATTAAGTCTGGAGATGGCTGGTACTATTTAAAGGCGAACGGTGAACTTCACACAGACCCAGCATTCAAAACAGAACCAGACGGGCTTATCACCGTTGTCGACAAACCAAAAGAAGAAAAATAAAAACAGAAAGGACTTTCAAAATAGATTACACCAACCGCAGGCTCAAGCTTGCGGTTTTTTTGTTTGCAATAATAAAAGCAGTGACCGAAATCACTGCTTTTCAGCTGTAGCAAATTCATAAAGTTTTTCTGCTGTGAGAAGCGCCATTTTGTCCATGCTTGTTTTTCCTTTTCTGAGATCAGAAACAGTAGTCCAAGGAACTCCAGCGCCTTGCGAAATAGCAGATGTAGAAATAGAACTGTTAAGTAATTCTTGAATAACTTTTCTCATATTATTTGTCCTTTTTATTTTTTAGATAGATATATACATTGATTACAATTA